AAACGTTCCGTACTCAGCAGAACGAACCTTAAAGTCTCCTTGAGTCTCCTCAGAAGCCTGAAGAATCTCATAAGAAGAGCCACCTCTCATCTCACCTCTACCATTGTTATTTGTGTCATAAACAACAGAATAGTTTTCACTAGGTGTAATTACGTCATCAGGAAGGTCTATAACAGTCTTACCTTCTAAGTCTATAGGAACATAAGTTGTTACATTGCTAGAGCCTGTTTCAGAACCGCTAACGTCTCCTCCTCCGTAATCAACATGAGGGTCGTCTTCTTCAAATTGCTCAGACTCATAAATAAAGTAATCGTCTTCATTGTTGTACTGAGTATATTCGTTTGCAGTATTTAATTCACCTCTAAACCTAATAATGTCTCTGTATAAAGGCACAGTTTCATTGTATAGTATAACAGATAGTGTGCTGTTTTTCTCAAGCCTATCTATAAAGACTTGGTCTTCTATAGTAAGCGTAAGAGACTCTCCTTGTGTGTAGGAGAAATTTGTTGTTTGAGTAACATCTTTAGACTCTTGGTCTATTACAGTCACAGAAGTACCTGAGCCTTCACGTCCTGTCACGTTTAGGCTTATTACTGGCAAACTATTTATATCCGCTATTGTCATAATATTATAACAACAAATAGTGGTTTTCATTTTATTTAATAAAAAAGGGGCTCTGTATTAAACAGAACCCCTCCTTTGTTAAAGATAGTTAGTTATTATGGATTAATAACTGTTGCGTTTACGTCAAAGTTAAGTCCAGTTCCTACTATTGCAGAGTCTACAAAGTAAGCTGGTTCTTTCTCTTTTCCTTCGAATGTAATGTTGTAACCGTTTAAGTCTCCCATAGCACCACCAGTAGCAGTACCTACAGAAACCTCAACACCATTTTGAGCACCAGCTAAACGGAAATTACCGTTATAGTCCTCAATTAAGATGTGTGGTCTTCCATAAGAAAGTAATTTAAGAGCTTTTTGAGTAGCAGCATCTTGTTTTTTAAGAGCTATTGTTCCAGTTTGAGTCCAGAAAGAAGTTCCATTGTCTCTTGAGTTCTCGTTAGTTTCCTCAAAAGTATTGTTATCTCCTCTTAGTTCAAACTTGTAAACAACAAGGTCAGTTGTTAAAGCTGTAACTTGCTCGTCAGAATCTAAGTTTGCAAGCACTTCATCGTAAAGTCCAGAAACGAAGTTACCAATGTAGATGTTTCTTAATCCACCAACACTTTCTTTACACGCTTCCGTTCTTCCAGTTGATATATCACAAGGCATAATTTTATATTTTTTTAGTTAAACAAAAAAAGGGATGGGATAGACACCCACCCCCTTTGTATTAAATGAACAGTTTATTAAGCTGTGTAATAAACAATCTCTCCACCAAATCCGTACTGGATACCAGCAGTAAAACGAGCGATTACTCTTACGTTTTGAGAACCATCAAGGTCAGCCATATCTAAAACTTTTACTTGGTTCAAGTCAGATAATACACCTGTACCGAAGTATAAGTTAGAAGTCTGTGCAGCTACCATTTTGTTGTCTGCAAGACCGTTAGCCATAAAGATAGAGATTCCATCGAAAGATAAAGCTCCGTTGTCATACCATTGAGTACCTTTGTTGTCAGTACCAGCGTTTGATGTTGCAGCAACACTAAATCCGCCTAATGCACGAACGTATGCTTTCATTACGTTTTTAGAAACGTATAATTTAAGGTCTTCTTTACCGTAGATAGCAGAAGGAATAGCGTCTACTACTTTCCCCATCTCTTCGATTACGTTAGAAGCAGTAATAGCAGTTCCAGCTACATCGATAACATCGTCATCAGCAGCAAATAAAGTTGTGAAACCATCAAACTGTCCAGCAGTAGCGTTAGCTCCACCCCAGATAGTGCTTTCCATTTCTTCAGCTACTTTAGCAGCAACGTGAGCTACTAGGTAATCAGCAAAAGATGGAGGTAGGCTATCGAATGCAGAATACCCCATAGAGATAGCATCCCAGTCAGAACGAAAATCATCTTTACAAAGCTGTAAGTTAACTTGGAAAGTTTCTGGCTCAAGGATTCTTTCATCAAGAGTTACAGAAGAACTGTCAGTAAAGTCACAAGTGTCATCAGCAATCAAAGTACCTGTAGCAAGTGATTTGATAACAGCTTTAAATTTAACATTTGGTTTAACGCTTACACCACCGTTTTCAATAGTGTTAGCAGATAATAATGCAGCAGAGATAAAGCCTTGCAATTTCTCACCAGCATAAGTTGTAGTAATAGTTGTGTTTGTTGCCATTTTTATTAAAATAATTAATTATTAAACATTTTGTTGAATACTCTGTCTTTAGTAGTCATTGGTCTGTTTCCGCCAATAACAAATCTAGCTTTACTTTCTACGCCAGACTCAGGAGAATGAGAGATTTCTTCAGCCTCTTCTGATAAATCAACATCAGAACTCAATTCTGCTGGTACTTCTTTTTGGTATTCTTCTTCTTTTTTTACAAGACTCTCAATAACATCCATAAACTCTTGTTTCATCTTGGATAAGTCTTCTTTAGTTGCGTATTCTGGAGCAGCAGCTTCTTCTTCTACCACTTCTTCCTCTACGACTTCTTCTTCAGCTAATTCAGTAGTTTCTTCTACTACTTCCTCGCTAACTTCTTCTTGAGCTTCTAACTCAACGTTCTCTACTACTTCTTCAGAAGACAATTCCTCTTTGACTTCTTCGATAGGAGTCTCAGAAACTTCCGCTTCAGTAGAAAGAAAAACATTTTGTAGCTTTTCTAAAATTTCTGTAGCTTTCATAAATTAAAGGTTTTTTATATTAGTATAACAATTAAATTAAAGTTTATTTCATTTTTATCTAGTCATCGTCGTCATCAGAATCTGGTATACCAGTAATAACTCCTATGCCTTGTTTCCAGTAGTCAGCCGCATTGCAATCTTTGCAGCAGCTTATGCAGTATGTATTTTTACATTTACAGTATTTAGCTCTCATATTATGCTGATTGAGTTTTTTGTATAAAATAGATTATATCCCACACCTTAGCTGTTCCGCCATGAGATTGTATTTTTATTTGAACTCCATTAGAAACAAAATCTGCATCTGTATAGTATTGCATAACTTGATGAACACCTTGTTCGGTATTGTTTCCTTTGTAGAATTGTTGAACCATATGCACTCTTCCTATTTCACCAGAACCAACAAGAACTATATCTAGGTGAGTCTGATTTGAATTAGCTGCACTAGCCTTAAACACAACAGTTGTTATGAAAACGTCATTCTCATTTGTAGAAATTAACTTCTGAGTGTTTGCATCGTAATAATTAGCACCATCGCTATTTACTATATTACCAGCATTGTTAGGCAATACAACTTGTACTTGGTCTACTAGGTTGAGTTTATTATCAGAATCGTACTGAGTATCATCAATACGCATCCACCCTAATCCTAAAGAACCAGCACTTTGTGGGTACACTCTTACATTCTCTCCAGAGTGCCCCATGTAAAGACCACTATCAGTCCTAACTAAAGAACCATTCTCTATATTAGAATTAGATAACTGACCATCGGTCATATTATCTGTCTTTACCTTGTAAGAAGTGTTAAATACCTGACCCATATTACTTATCTATTTGTTTAAGCTTACTAATAGCCCAGTTGACTCCAGCAGAACCTCCCCAAGCATCCCACATAAGACCACCACATCCCTCAGAATAAGGTACATCTTTGTGTTGTTGGTGTCTCTTAAACGATGCCATTCTTGCAATCGTAGAGCGACTCAAACTAGCGCCTCTAGCTAGTTGCGAGGCTCTTGTCCAGCCCACACTTGTTCCGCAAGAACTACCATTCTCTTTTTTCCATTTTAAGGCTCTTTTAGCGTTGTTTCTAGCAGCCTTTGGATAATCGCTATAGGTTTCTAGTTCAACCTCGTTAGAAGCGCTTAAAATCTCTTGTATCTCATATATCTTAGCTAGGTCTTCTGCTGACAACTCTTCCTCTACACTTTCTTGTGGTCTATCAGATTTCTTGTCACTAAAGAACCCCTCAATACTAAAGCCTTTTACCTTTTCAGTCTTAATAAACTCTTCCCATATCTCATCGTTATTTACTTTAACAGATACCATCCAAGTTCCTACAGGCATATTGAGATTGTATTTACGAGACTTGTCTTGTACTTCGTCTTCTATTATCCAAGACTCTACAACAGATAAGCCACCTAGCTCTACTTCGTGTTCTAAGGTTGAGTTGTTTTGCTTACCCCTTGATAGAAAAAGCTGTGAAGCTTTCCTTACAGTTTCTTCAGAGAAGTGAATGTAATATTCTTGCTCTCCGTTTCTTCTGTATATTTTCTTGTTAGGAATCAATGCAGCACCCATAAGAATACGTTTCTCTGCATTTACTTCGGCTAGCTTTACTTCTTGCGATTTAAGCGCTATAAAGTCTTCCTCTATAGCTGGATTCTCAACAATGGAAATGGCTTCTATACCACCCCATTCATTTTCCTCGTCTATGAATAATTCAAATATGTCTAAGTTTTCCATAATATTATAACAATTAACTTTGTTTTTATTTCTAATCTCCTATAGAGGCTTGTATAGTGTGGTCTAGTTGCTGCTGTGATGTCATTTGACTTGATACAACGTATGCCTGTATTGGTTGTTGGCTAAACTGAGCACCTACACCTTGAGCTAATTGATTAACACCTGTAGAACCTACTAGGTTAAAGTCAAACTCTCTTGATGGAGCGCCTCCTCCAGTATCAGAGCCAGAAGGACCTCCTCCTTTAATTCCTTTTTGGTTAAGGCTAGTGGCTAATATACTAGCAATAGAAATACCAGCTCCAATCTTATTTTTTACAATTCTTGTCTTACCTAAAGCCATAGCTGTAGGGTCTCCAGCCATTGCTCTTGCAGAAGCGGCAACCAAAATGCTTTGATTGGCTGCGGTAGTATCAATTACAATTTTAGCTATTTTAGAACCCTTCTCAAGAACAAGAGCGGCCTTAGCTAGACCTTCATTCTCTCCAGCTATACCCTTGAACACCTGACTAAGTCCACCCACCCAAGAAACGTACTCTAAATTAATTTGCTTCTTAGACTCTATTTTCATTCTTTCGAGCTCAATCTCTTGGTCCATTGTTTCTATGTCAAAAGCGTGCTGCATCTGCCTAAGCTCCATTTTTATTTGAAGGTCAGTAAAATGAGCCAATCTTAACTGCTCTTCTTTAGCGATTAAGGCTTCTTGAAACTCTTCCTCTCTTATAACTCCTACAGCGTCTTGTGCGGCAATTATGTTGTCGATATTTTCAGCACCTACATCTGACTGAGGTCTA